TCTCCAAGCAGGCTGTTATGTCTCCCCTAATGGATAGGATGAAACGACAGAATACTTACTTCCGTGTAGAGGAGTTAACACACGGCAACCAAAAGAAGACTGACCGCATAATGTGGGCTTTACAAGGCCGCTTTGAACATGGTCGCATAACGCTCAACAAAAAGAAAAAGGAATGGCACAGTGTCTTCCTAGATCAACTCTTCCAGTTTCCAGACCCTCTAACCCACGATGACCTTATAGACTCTCTAGCTTACATAGATCAGTTAGCTAAAGTATCCTATGCAGGTAACTTACAAGAGTGGGATGACCACGAAATCTTAGACTCAATAGCAGGCTACTAAATTATGAGAATGCAAGACAATAACGAAAGCACAGAACCTATGATCATAGAACAGAACCTACAGGATTGGGTGATGACTAAGGTAGATGATTGGGGCGACTACTACGAACAAAACTATGCTGTGAAGCACCAAGAGTATTATCGCCTATGGCGTGGCATTTGGTCAGCTTCAGATAAGACTCGCCAAGCAGAGCGTTCACAGATCATTGCACCTGCACTTCAGCAGGCAGTCGAGTCTAACGTAGCTGAGATTGAAGAGGCCACATTTGGTCGCGGTAAATACTTCGACATTAAAGATAACCTAGGCGACTCGGACACCGATGACATTGCTTTCTTACGTAACAAGTTACATGAGGACTTTGAGGTAGCTAAGGTAAGGCGTGACATTAGTGAATGTCTTATTAACTCAGCTGTATTCGGTAATGGTATTGGCGAAGTAGTCTTAGAAGAAATTAATGAAATGAAGCCTGCTACCGAGTCAGTAATGGGTGGCGCTATGGAAGCTGTTGGTGTCAACATCACTAAGCGCACTATTGTACGTTTGCGTCCTATCTTACCACAGAACTTCCGTATAGACCCTACAGCAGCTAACATAGAGGAAGCTCTAGGTTGCGCTATAGATGAGTTTGTTGGTACACATATTGTTGATCAACTACAAGAGTCTGGTGTCTATCGTGACGGCTACATCGGTACAGCTAATGATGACTTTAACATTGAAGCTGATCAAGACTTAACTGTTTATCGTGATGACAAGACACGCCTTACGAAATACTATGGTCTTGTACCACGTCACTTATTAGAAGCAGAGCTAGAAGAGGACACACTTACTGACGCAGACAAGGAAAGCTACTACATTGAAGCTTGCGTAGTTATAGCTAACAAAGGTACTATCCTTAAAGCAGAAGCTAGCCCTTACATGATGAAAGATCGTCCTGTAGTTGCATTCCCTTGGGATGTAGTTCCTAGTCGCTTCTATGGTCGTGGCGTATGTGAGAAAGGTTACAACTCACAGAAGGCTCTGGATGCCGAGCTGAGGGCACGTATAGACGCACTAGCCCTAACAGTACACCCTATGCTTGCAATGGACGCTACACGCATCCCTAGAGGCACTAAGCCAGAGATCAGAGCAGGTAAACTACTGCTTACCAATGGCGACCCTCGTGAGATCATCAACCCATTCAACTTCGGTAACGTATCTCAGATAACATTTGCTCAAGCACAAGCACTACAGTCGATGGTACAGCAGTCTACGGGCGCTGTTGACTCCTCAGGTGTTGGTGGTCATATCAACGGTGAAGCTACGGCTGCTGGTATCTCAATGTCCTTAGGCGCTATCATTAAGCGTCACAAGCGTACATTAATTAACTTCCAAGAGTCCTTCTTAATACCTTTAGTGTCCAAAGCAGCCTATCGCTATATGCAGTATGCTCCTGACCTCTATCCAGTAGCTGACTATAAGTTCAATGCTACATCCACTCTAGGCATTGTTGCTCGTGAGTATGAAGTTAGTCAACTTGTACAGTTATTACAGACTATGGGTAAGGACACACCTTACTATCCTGTCATGCTTAAGTCTATCGTAGACAACATGAATGTTTCCAACCGTGAAGAGTTAATGGCTCTTATTGATAAAGCATCACAACCTACACCTGAGGCTCAACAGGCACAAGAGGAAAGTCGTCAAGCTGACTTAGCATTCCAAGCTTCACAGACTGCTGCTCTTAATGCACAAGCTGAAGAGTCTACGCACAGAGGACATAAGTTACATGCAGAGTCCTTAGCTGTACCGAAGGAAACTGAAATAGCACGTATGAAAGCTATTACAACTAACCTTCAGGCAGGCGATAAGGACGACAAGGAGTTTGAACGTAGGATGCGTGTCTCTGAAGGCATGCTAAAGGAGCGTGAGGTGCAACTAAAGGAACGTGTAGCTACACAACCCCCAGCGCCAAACGTTGCTGAGAACGCCTTAATGGAGCGCCTAGCGCCTAGTGGAGATGAGGCTGCCCTATGATAAGCCATGACGCTAAATTACTAGCTGTCTATGACAAACTTGAGAAGCAAATTAAAGCCTTGCAACTCAAGCATGGAGTAGACGGTAAGAATGGCGCTGACGGCATAAGTATCAAAGGCGACCAAGGTGACAGAGGACACGATGGTGTAGGCCACGATGGTAAGCAAGGTGTCCGAGGTGCCGACGGTATTGACGGCACTGACGGTACCGATGGTGTTTCAATTACTACAGCTACTATTGACTTTGACAATCATTTAGTTATTAAACTTGCTGACGGCACTGAGATAGACGCTGGTGAGATACAAGGTAACTCAAGTGGTGATCAGTACATTAGCAGCAGCAGTGGCGGCAGTAATGTCTCAGAGAAAACTAAAGCATTCTTCGCTTCTGTAGATGTTGTAGCTGGTGTTAACACGATAGTCCATAACTTAAACCTAAGTGACCAAAATGCTTTCTTAATTAACACTATGGACAACAACACCAAAGTAACCTTTGCTATAAACTCCATGAATGTAAATACTGTAACACTCACGTCACCTATAGATCGTGCAGGTGTCAAGATATTAGTTGTGGGAATATAATATGTCTAAATTATTTGGAGCGTTAAGTATAGTCGTAATGGAGGGTATAGTCCCAACACCTCCTGCTGGTGCCATTACTATTTTTGCAAGGGCTAATAAAACACTATGGGTAAAGTATCCTGATGGTACGGAGGGGTTACTAAGTGTCAATTAGATTCTTTAACTCAGTCGAAGTACCAGTCCTTGAAACAGCCCCTACACCTGAAGCTGGTTTTGCTAGTATCTATGGTAAAGGGACTGACGCTTATGTGCTATTCTCGGATGGTACTGAGAAGCAACTGTCAGGGGGTGTAGTTGTTGTGTCAGGCACAAGGGATGTCTCTTTCCCAGAAGAGTTAGTAATGCGTAGTGGTCTTAACTTGAAGATACCTAGCCGTATTGATAGTCACACCTACGGGGACTCAAGGAAGAAAGCAGATGCAGACATAACGAATACCGCTGACACTGTTGTTAGTTCAACTAACTTTACAGATACGGCTAATATGGCTGATACCTCTACAGTTACAGCATCTTTGTTGTCAGCACAACAGACATTACTTTCAGGGACGTTATCTACTGTAGGTAACATAACTGTCTCTCTGCCTGACTTTGCCTTAACGCCTCTTCCCACCATACTCACGTCTGAGTTGCAATGGGGCTGGACTACGGCAGCCAGTGCTTCCTTACAGCACATAAACTTTAGCTTAAGTGTAGTCATCTCTTATAGTATTAATGAGGGTGTCACGTATGTCCCATTAGAGACAGTCACGGCAACTAACTCTAGTGCTGATAATGTCCTTACTTTGACAGCAACCTATGACGAACTACAGAAGATACGCTTCAAGGCAGCAGGTACAGTTAACTCAGGTACTGCTACGTCCCTTGACGCTCTACAGAACTTCCAGTTTAGGTATGCTAGATGCAACTCAACTTTAGAGCAGACGCTTTAGAACTTAACAAGAGAACCAACTTATGATAACACAAGATCCCAAACCAGCTAAGTTCGACATAGGTGGCGTAGCACGTTTGTCACTCACCTTACCTATAGTTGATGCCTCTAAAGCTATTATACGAGGCATGACTGGCGACCCTAGTGGACGTGGCAACCAGTCTCTAAACGTCACGAAAGTAGGTGACAACTATGTCATTAAAGGTTATCGACATAACGCCTTCACTAACAAAGGCCTACAAGCTGTCCTAGATAGCGCCTACAACGGCCTAACAGCTAGTCGTGTTACTCACATAGCCCTGAGCGGCGACACAAGCACTGTAACAGCCTCTACAACAAGTATCGACCCTAGTAGTGCAGGTTTCTCTGTAAAGGCCACCAGTAGTGTCTCTAGGACTGCACAGACGGTAGCAGCAGAACAAACGTGGTCTAACTCAGACGTGTCTTTTTCTATTGTGAAGATAGGCCTTATGACAGGCACAGCAGCTACGGATGTGGTTAACATCATTGGTGGCACAGGGGGAACAGCACCTTATAACGAGCCGTTCACTATTGACTTAACATCAATAGCTACGTGGTCTTTAACCATAGGCATTGATGTAACAGCAACAGCATCTTAATTAAACATAACTCACTTACAGGTAATAAGTAATGGTATCACAACGAGACTTAGAGAACGTAGTTAAGCAAATTAATGTAAGCTACGAGCGCCTAGTTAATAAAATAGACAGCTTACAGAAAGAAGTCACAGCTTTAAAGCCCTTAACACAAAATCAAGAGAAAGTAAAGAAATAACTTGACTTTTGTAGTAAACTATGGTAAAATAGGTAGTATAAATGAATGAACAAGAATTAGAGCTTTACTTTAGACAGATGAACGACCTCTTCAGACAAGAAGGGTGGCAGAATCTAATAGAGGAAATGAAGCTTAACCTCCCCAACATTAACTCTATTGAAAACGCCAAAGATGAGAAAGACCTTTACTTCCGTAAGGGCCAACTCAACATGATCGGCTTCCTACTCAACCTAGAAGAAACTACTCGGATAGGACAAGAGGAGTCTCTTAAAGAACAAACCTTTGAGGACGACTACGTAGATGTTTAAACTTTATGACTACAAATGTGTCTTAGGACACACCAACGAACACTTGGTTAAAGGCTCACCAGATACACAACTGTGTAAAGACTGTGGCGCTCATGCAACCAGACAACTTTGCTCTCCCTCTTCTTACTTAGAACCTTTCTCTGGCGACTTCGCTGGAGCATCTATCAAATGGGCCAATAAGCATGAGAAGGGCAGGGCACAAGCAGAGAAAGCCAACTCCTAATACTAGGAAGCTTTCATTTTCAATCTCTCCATAATACTAAGGTACGGAGTTTAATATGGCAGCAGTTATCCTCGAAGAGGAATTAAAAGATGAGCGTTTTGATAGCTTAGATGATATGGCAGCGGACACAGAAGCAAATCAGGAACCTTCGCAAGAGGCAACACCTGAGGCAGCACCTGAACCCACTGCAATCCCTGATAAGTACAACGGTAAGTCGTTAGAAGAAGTAGTACAGATGCACCAAGAGGCTGAGAAGCTTTTAGGTCGTCAATCTTCAGAAGTTGGTGACTTACGTAGCGTAGTCGATAGCTATATCAACACACAACTCAGCGAACAGAAGCCTACGGCTAATGACGCACCAGATGAAGAATTAGATTTTTACTCAGACCCTGAGAAGGCTATGAAGCGGACAATCGACAATCATCCATCTGTACGAGCAGCGGAGGAGTCAACGAGAGCTTATAAACAGCAAACCTCAATGAACCTTCTAAAAGAGAGCCACCCCGACATACCGCAGATCGTTAACGACCCTAAGTTTGCTGAGTGGATACAAGCTTCACAGATACGGACACGCATGTTTGTTGCGGCAGACCAGCATTTTGATGTAGAGGCAGCTAACGAAATCTTCTCCTTATGGAAAGATCGTAGTGGCGCTATCAATCAAACACTAAAGGCTGAGAAAGAAGGAAGGCAGAAAGCTGTCAAAGAAGGGTCTATGGGTAACACTCGTGGCAATCCAGACTCAAGCACTTCCAAGAAAATCTATAGACGCGCTGATATTATTAAACTTATGAAAACAGACCCCGAACGCTACCTAGCGTTGTCTGATGATATTGCACAAGCATATCGTGAAAAACGGGTTAAATAAACCTTACTACAAATAGAGAAATTTAAAATGGCTACTTCAGTATATCCCGCTACAGGCGGCATGGTTGACAACACTTCTGCGGCTTCATTCATTCCAGAAATTTGGTCTGACGAAGTAATTGCAGCTTACGAGAAAAACCTTGTACTAGCTCCACTAACTAAGAAAATTAGCATGTCAGGTAAGAAGGGTGATACAATTCATATCCCTGCACCTACTCGTGGCGTTGCTACTGCTAAGGCAGAGAACACCGCAGTTACTATTCAGAATGCTACTGAGTCAGAAGTTCTAGTAACTATTAACAAGCACTTTGAATACTCACGTATGATCGAAGATATCACTAACGTACAAGCTCTTGCTTCTCTACGTCAGTTCTATACTGGTGATGCTGGCTATGCCCTAGGCAAGCAAGTAGACGATGATATGTTTACACTTGGTAAGTCTTTCGGTGACGGTGACGGCACTGTATGGACTGGTTCTGGTTCTTTCTACCAGACTGCTGCTGGTGTAACTACTGCTTACGCAGATAACACCGTTGTTCCTGCTGACGTGTTTACTGATGCTTTCCTACGTAACATGGTTCAGAAGATGGATGACGCTGACACCCCTATGGATGGACGCTTCTTAGTTATCCCACCTGCTATGCGTAACGCTATCATGGGTATTGATCGCTACGTAAGCTCTGACTTCGTTAATGGACAAGGTGTTATGAATGGTAAGATCGGTGAGTTGTATGGTGTGGACATCTATGTGTCTAGTAACTGTCCTACTCTTGAGACTGCTGCTGAGAACGCTGCTACCGCTGGTGGTATCATTCGTGGTGCACTATTGGGTCATAAAGACACTATGGTTCTCGCAGAGCAACAGGGCATCCGTTCGCAAACACAGTACAAGCAAGAATTCTTAGGAACCTTGTACACTGCTGACCGTTTGTACGGTACTCAGGTATTGCGTCCAGAGACTGGCTTCATCATGGCAGTTAACGGCTAAACCTAGCTAACTAAAGGAGCCTCTAGTATAAACATATCTTACTAGAGGCTCCTATTTTTTTATCTATCGTAAAGCCTACAAGGAGACTCCT